CAATACCGTTTCCGTCGTTGGAAAGAGTAATGGTACCGTCTTCGGCCACAGTGGTTTCAATATAAGTGACAAATTTTTTTTCAATCATAGGAGAATGAATCATACGAATGACGTGGTCGCGGCAATTGACAATGCCTTCATCAAACAATTTGTACAATCCGGGAATGTATTCAATGTCACGCAACACGATTTTATTGGTTGCATCGTCAAAAACCCACATACTAGCATCGACATTTTCAATGGAACCAATATACGTATCAGGATTGTCTAAAATATGTTGTTTGTCGGTTTTGCGTTGATATTGTGCAGCCAATGCAGAATTTGCGGTAACAGTAGTCATTGTAATAAAAAGAGTAAGATGAATACGTTTATATGTTTCTATTTATATGATTTCAATTTTCTGTCAAAATTCTATATATTTCACACATGATTTTTTTTGAACCTGTAAATGCTAGTGTACTCTATCTGTGTCCCTCTTTTTTTAGGATGTCAATAAGAAACCAACACGTATCCAAAAATATTATGCTAAGCCATTTTCAATAAAACAAATATATCAAACCACAAATGCAGTGGACTCTTTTTCTTCTTAGAAAAAACAATCATAGGAGATTTTATACACACTTCTGTAGAAAATTCAACCATCATGTCACTTTCTTACATCTTATCTGCAGTCATTACTGAACAACAACAACGAGGAACTAAACCATTAAAATATACAAGTGGAGGTCACGATTCTAGACTGACTAATACAGCGAGATACAATGAACTTTTGAAAAATCCACCTCTTGTTCAAAAAATTACCAGTTATACAACACCTACTTTGAATACACCTGCGCAAATTATTACAAAGTATCAACCAACCTATCCATTGGTGGTAACCACCAATTCGCCTGCACCGATTACTTATACTTCCAGTGACAATACGGTATTGACCATTCATGGTGATATTCTTACCTTGAAAAAAATAGGTCAAGCTGTGATTACGGTAAGCTTAAGTGAATATATTTCGGGACAACCATTCGGCAACTTTTATGCATTGACCAAAACAATTCCTGTCACCATTTTACCAAACAACAATTATTTGTTTTTTGCAAATTTGTTGGTGACCTTGTCTTTGACTCCTTTTACTATATCCGCCACATCGAGTTTTAACACTCCAATTACGTATTCATCGTCCGATAATTTTATTGCTGCGGTCATCAACAACAATCAGGTGATTACATTTGATGAAGGAACAGTGGCTCTTACTGCAAATCAAAAAGGCGAAGGCATTTATTCTGATGCCTCCGTACAAGCTCAGCTTACTGTAAAACCGGCGAACAACGTCAATGTTTTTCGATACGATTTCAATTATTCCGGAGTACAAAATGCCATCAATTTGAATTATACGATTCAAAGCAAAAACATCGTGGTCAACAATACAGACCATACGGTTCTCTTTACAACCAAACAAGACTTTACAAAAAACAATGATGTCAAAGTAAAACTTATTTGTTATACGGGAGAACTTGTGATTGAACAATTTTAGGAAAAACAAGAGTATTGAATAGAGAATTTCTCTTGTGTTATATATATTGTAATCAATGAAAAGACCGGTTCGACATGAAGATGGAAAGTACCATTTACATGGAAAAACATACAAAGAACTCATTGGGTCTCGTATCCAAGTGTTTAACAAAACTGCGTATAAAACTCCTGGTGGATTGACTAAAGACCATTTGTTGATGAACAAATGGGGACGTATTGTATCCGCTTTAAAACACAAAACCGCCAAAAAAGAAAAGCGTTTAGAAAAAGCAGGTTATTTTGCTAAAAAAGGAAAATTTGGGTTTGTTCGTAAAACTGCACGAAAATCGCGCAAAAACAAGAAATAAATTCTAATTTCCTCCCGAAATTCGGTAAGAAATTAGCATCTAGTCTCTTGGATGAAATCCAGGAGAGGATTGCCTCTGAAATCCTGACTGTCCTAGGTTTATGACAGCCAGGAGATTAGAGAGCAATCACCGTGCGAGAAGACTCACTATCTAATCCCTTGATAGGTGGTTTTTTCTTATATTCATTGTCCGGATTTCCGTCTTGAATGGATTGTAACAACAATTTGGATATTGCGGTATCTGCTTTTAATACATCTTCACGAGATAAAGCGGCAAACCATTGATATTTGGTTCGACGTAACAGTTCATCGTTGGGAATATAAACACCTACTATTTCCGGCGACAAATCCAACTTTCCGTTCTCCATCAAATCTTCTAAAAGAATTGTTTTTCTTCCTTTTGTTTTTACACCGACCAGTTCACCTCCAATTACATGCATATTGGCCTCATGAACTGCTTGCAAACACCATCTTTGTGAATCGCCTAAAAATTCGGTTTCAGTAGAGTAATGTGAAGAACGGTTGCATTTTCTCAAATGTTCAATAAAGTCTTGGATAACAGAGTCGTATTTGTCTGCACCTATGATATACAAATCGGGCAAAAACAATGTTTTATGACGTTGATTTACTGTATTGGCTGAATGATTGACATTTTCACATACAAAAGGACAACCTGCTGCAATTCCATTTTCGTAAAAAGAATGTAAATTTTTCATACAGACAAAAGAGTTTGGTAATATCATTCCACCATATTCGTATATTAATTCGAGCATAGCCAGTTCACGAAACCGTGATTTCACCGGCTCGGGTAAATTGAAAACGTCAATATTCCAAGAAGGCAATAATTTGCTAAAGGAATGGTCGTCAATCAAACAAATATGGAAATCTTCACTACAATGGTCGGTAATCGATTTGATACATAAATGGATGTAAGGTTCATTCAAATCGGTGGTATTTCTGGAATAAAAATCTTTCCATTTTCTGGCGTTGATTTCGTATTTTGTATGAATCCATAGTTTTGGACGATTTTTTCCATAGAGGGGAGAATCATTTAAAAGAAATTTCTGGATGAGTTCTTTTTCTTGTTCATGTTGACTCAACATCGTTTCTTGCCATTTTTTGACGCAATAACTGGCAATAATAATGACACAGGCACTAATAACATAATAATGCATGGTTTCGGAATTAATTTTAAACATTGTAATTTTTTATACTATATTTATAGTATAAAAAAAACTATCTATTTTTCCGGGTATTTTCACCCGCCTATACAAGAACAAATCAGGAAATGGATTTATACAAATACGAAATCTCTAAAGAAACGAGTAAAAACAACATTATCCAAGGAATCGAAGTATACGTATTGCTAACGAGAGCATGCATCCATATTTTCTGTTGAATGTTCTCCTCTTGTATAAAATATTTTCCGACTAAACCACATTTAAATTCTTCTCTTCTACAAATATCCGCATAATCATATGTAATTTTGTTGGTAATGATATTTTTGGAACCAAACTTCTTGCATTTGTTCAAAGAAGATGTAAAATCGTTCCTTTGCCAATTGGGTTCGTAAAATTGGCAGTCTCTACAAGAAGGAATATTGTTATTGAATATAATGGCATGGTGGGGTAGGTTGTTGGCACCACATAATTGAAAGGGAGATTTTGAATTCATAGATAGGTATTTCATTGCTACTGGTCATTTCTTTTGTTTCTTTTTTGTTTTCAATTTTTTCTTTTCTTTTTCTCTTTGAAAAGAAAAAAAAATCAATAGAACAACGAATTGTTTTGATTCTAGATTTACTCGTTAACCTCTAGTCTCCTGGATGAAATCCAGGAGATGTCCTTTCGTAAAATGCTAACGCATTTTACGAAAGGAGAGGATTGCCTCTGAAATTCTGACTGTCCTAATATTAGGACAGTCAGGAGGTTAGAGGTTAACTTCTAGAGAGTAGAAATTAAAAATAGATAAAATAGTCAATATTGTATTTTGATTCGTTGTATTTGATTTGGGAAGTATACATAATGTTATTCGATTTGCAAATTTGACGAATAATAGTGGTAAAAGAATTGTAGTTCATTTTTCGTTCTAGATAAAACCATTTTCCCAAATGGTAATATTCTTTTAATTTTTCACAGAAATCTGTATGAAAATTATAAAACATTAGTTTTCGAAAAGCATTGTTGTCGAATAAGTAGTATTTGTCTTTTTTTATACATATTTTTTCCAAAAGTTCGAAAAAATATTCTTTTGGGACTAGTTTTTTGAATATTTGAGAGGACATCTTATAATCTAACAGTATTTTAATTTATACAAATTATTTCGTGTAGAAAATCTGTTTTGGAAAATTACATTACGATTTCAATGTAGTAATTACAATGATATAGACCATTTTTATTTGTTTTTGTCTTGTATGATTCGAGTAAGATTGTTGGTGAATAATGCTAACTCAATACCATCTTCGTGTACATTGTGAAAAATAGTGATATATTTACATAAAAAAGGAATGACACGATATTTGGTTTCTTCGTCTAATTTGTCGGTAATTTTTACAAAAGCGAAAAAATAGTCTAAAATATCAATGACGGAATACCCGTAGTCGTGAATCTCAAACATAATGTTGATAGCATTTTTCAATTCATCTTTGCTTATCTTATCAATATAAGCATCGAATTTTTGAAAGGAAATATTGGAACATAACTTACGACATAACTCGATATGAATTGGCTGACCTAAAATATACATTTTTTCCAAATAATTAATGACAATACGTATAGAGCCGTTGCATACTGTCAACAAATATGTTTTTGATTCTTCGTCTATTGTTATGTTCTCTTCTTGAATAATACGGTCCATGATGGTTTGTATTTGGGTAGAAGTTGGCGTTGACAATTGTATAATATGAAGACGAGACTGTAAACTTTCAATGACTTTTTGAATGTTACTACAAACCGATATAAAATGTATATTGTGTTTGTATTTGTCGATATAATTGCGAAATACTTGTTGACTCTGTTCGTTGATATTGTCAATGTCGTCAATGACCACCAATTTCTTTTTCCCGTAGATGGAAGAATGGGATTGACAAAACGTTTTCATTTCGTTGCGAAAATACTGGATACCTTGTTCCTTGAGATTGTTGATGAAAAGGATATTGTTCTCTGGGAGAGGAGCGTCTTTGGAAAGAGTATAATATTCTCGAATGAGAGCGTAAAGAAGGGTGGTTTTTCCAGAGCTGGATGCACCGACAAAAAGAAGATGGAGATGGTCTATTTCCATCAATGTTTTCAATACTAGAACAAGTTTGTCATCCATACTGAACTCTTGAATAAAATAGGGTTTGTATTTGTTGATGAATGTGATTTCAATGGAATTTGTGGTCATTTTGATAAAACTATCTAGAAGAATGTTTTTATGTTCTCTTTGTAGGGAATTGATTGAAGGAGAACCTATTTTCTTCTTTACAAAATATATACCATTTTTTTGTATTATGGAAAATAGTATTTCTTTTGATATCTATCAATATATTTCTATTTCAAAAACAAATATTGATTTGTTTATTTTCAAGCAGGATTATCAACGTGCTTTTTCTTTGTTTCTATACGTAATAGATAAATTAGAGGCAAATCCGGATGAAAAACGTCAATTTATTGATTATTACACGAAAAAATTATTGTAACATACGTAGTATAAAAACCAATATAAACAATGATTCCTAGAAAGATACATAGAATGAGCAATTTTTATGAGATTCTAGGTGTCAACAACGAAGCCAATGAAGCCGAAATCAAAAAAGCATATCGTCAATTGTCTTTGAAATACCATCCGGACCGAAATTCGTCGGAAGAAGCCGTTTCCAAAATCCAAAAAATAAATGAAGCTTATGAAACATTGAGTGATGAACAACGACGACAACAATATGACCACGAACTCAAACACGGTGGAGGCGGAGGAATGTCGCCTATGGGAGAAGAATTTCACGATATCAATCATATTTTCAATATGATGTTTGGAGGTGGAGGAATACCAGGTATGCACGGAATCAATATTCAAAGTGGCGGTCCTGGTATTCGTATTTTCCATGGTGGTATGCCTGGAATGCATGCTATGTTTCATCATCACGTCCATCAAGAAGCGGAGCCGATTCAAACGGTTATAAAAATCACATTGGAGCAGAGTTTTCATGGCTGCGTGTTTCCTCTGGAAATTGAACGATTTAATATAGAAAACAATGCGAGAACTACGGAAAAAGAAACATTGTATATTACTATTCCACAAGGCATTGACGACAATGAACAAATCGTCATTCAAGGAAAAGGAAATCGAATTCACGATCATTCCAGTGATGTGCGAATTATTATTCAATTGGAGAACACAACTACTTTTAAAAGGTCGGGAATGGATTTGATTTACAACAAAAAGACAACGTTGAAAGAAGCTTTGTGTGGGTTTACTTTTGAAATTGTCCATTTGAACGGAAAACATTTATCGATTAATAACAAAAACAATCATTCGGTTATCAAACCGAATTTCACAAAAGTGGTACCGCAATTGGGGATGGTTCGCGATAACAATTATGGGAATTTATTGATTGTTTTTGATGTGGAATTTCCGGATTCATTGACGGTCGAACAAATCACCGCCTTGGAAGGAATTCTATGAATACCAAACCAAAAAAGAATATAGAATGAATGTATGTAATTGTACAATGAAAATAGTATCTTTGCTTTTTTTTCTGGTTCTTCTTCCTTGTCCATCGTCTATATTGATTCAACCTGTCAAAGTATGTGCGAACTGTAAACATTTTATAGGAGATACCAAAAAATGCAGTGTTTACGGTGAATTGAATATTGTAACGGGCACTTCACAATACGAAGACGCAATAGATATAAGAAAAGACAATAAAAAATGCGGTAAAAATGCAGTTCTTTTTGAAAAAAACAATTTTCGGTTCATAACAACTTCTCGATATTTTCTTATTGAAAATTGGTTGAATTTACTCTTTCTTTTTCTCGTTTCAAGTTATTCTTATCTTCTTTTTGTAAGATTTACCTTCTAATCTCGGAATGCTAACGCATTTTCCTAGCAAAAAATTGAAATCCGAAATTCACTATTCTGCTCTGTCATAAAATACCATTCTTTTATTACCGAACATGCACTCTACCAGTCAAGCAATTGAAAATTCTTATATTGAAATCCACGAAAAAGAAATGTCTATTTTTCCGGAAACCATTCACGGGTTTCTCCCGGCGGATTCTTTTGGAATTCTCTACATGAAAATGGCCAAAGTAGACATTATCAAAAAACCCCTATTCATACTCTTTTCCATTGACAAAACTGGTTCGATGGACGACATTGTTGATTTTCAAAACAAAAAATCAAAAATGGATTACTTGATAAAAACGTTTCAAAAAATTCTACGTTTTCTTGTAGAAAAAAACATTCCGATTGTTATACGTGTTCATTCTTTCCACACTCTGGTAGATATCACTTTGGAGAACACCCAACTTTCACCGGACAATCTAGGAGAAATTTGCGAAAAAATCAAAGCCTTGGAACCCGATGGAACTACTGATATTGGACTCGCCCTTTCCATTGCCGAAATGGAATTGACCAAATACAAAGAATCGAATCCCCATCACGAAATAGTACATATGTTTATGACCGACGGAGAACCCACTACCGGAATTTGCGATACAAAACAATTGACGTCCATGGTGAACTCACACGTTAAAAATATATTCTTTGGATTTGGAAACAATCACAATGCCTATTTGTTACGCAGATTTAGTCAAGTCAAACACGCCGAATATCAATTCATAGATACTGTTGAAAATACAGGAATGGTGTTGGGGGAAACACTTCACCGATTCTTATATCCCGCAATAGAATCGGTAAAATTCTCGATGGAGAACGGTTCATTGTATGATTGGAGAACAAATCAATGGGTGGATTTTTTGGAAGAGACTCTTATTATGGGAGAAACCGAAAAAATATATCATATTCGTACAAACCAACGCGAACAACTTGTTATAAAAGTATTTGGAATCGATTATAGTGTCTATGATAAAAGGAATGAATGTTTTGAAGAAACTCTCTTGGATGTCATTCATTGTTTGCCTGGTCTGATTCCGTTAGAAGAAACTAGTGAAGGGGAAACCGATTTGACAAAATATATGTTCCGTCAAAAAGTACAAGAGTTGTTGTTTCAAGTGGCTTCGTATATCGAATTGTGCGAGGAGAACAAAAAAAAAGTACTAAAACACAAAAACATGGAGAACAAAAAATACAAAATAGAATTGAAAAGTCTTTTCCGAAGAATACGTAAATATATGCGTCAACAGAACCTGTTGAATGACCCGTTTATGAAACTTTTATGTGATGATATTTATGTCACCTATCACAATCTCGAATCCAGATACGCATATATGTATACGGTGGCCAGGCAAACATCCCAAGGAAATCAACAGTGTTATAGTACCAATTCTACCTTACAACCAGACAATTTTGAAGAGGTCAACAATATGTCTTTTACTTTACCCAGATATGTACGTAAAAACAAAACACATTATTCTTTTGAAGACGAAGAAATGGAAAGTATTTTCGATGATACTAGTAGTGTTTTTCATAGACTGGAAAAAGATTCCGACGACGATACAATGAGTCTAAATTATTCTACCGAAGATGAATTGGAACAATATCATTCGGACAATCTGAATACGACTTGTTATGCGACTCCTTCTTGTATGGATACTATGCGGTCTATTTCCTCTTGAATATTACTACAAGAAAACACATCATACAACAACAAAAACAATAAATTAGATTAGATAAAAAAATATATAAACACGATTGTATACAAAACATATACGCAATGGAAACCCCTGAAATTCCTTCTAATTTTCGTTCTGTAGTGGTTGATTTTGCTACCGATTTATCGACCACGTTTCCTGAATTTTCTTTTTTATGGGCCAAATGGATTGACCCGAATCTTCCGGAAGTTCAAATAAAATATCTGTTTGATTATTGTCTTAGTATTTTTCCAGAGCGGTTTTTCGATTTTCTCTACCAAAACGAAGAAATCTTTGCTCAAGACAGTACCGTCAACACTTTTTTTTTACCTGATGTCGATTTCAAATTGTTATACAATTGTGAGAACGTGAGCGAACATACCAAAAAATCATTGTGGAAATACTTGCAATTGCTTCTTTTTACCATTGTAGGAAGTACAAAAGACAAGGCCAATTTTGGAGAAACGGTCAATCTGTTTGATGGAGTTGACGAAGAAACATTACAGGAAAAAATGAAAGAAACCATGGAAAGCATTGGTGATTTTTTTAAAAACATTACCACAAATGAAGACAAGTCCGCGAAAAATGAGGATGATACAGAAACATCTACTGAAAAATCCGAATTTCCTGATATCCGGAATATGTTTCGCGGAGCTGGTTTAAGAGAAGATGGAACTAGCGGATTTCCCAATATGGAAAACATCAACGAACATTTGAAAAAACTGTTCCAGGGGAAGATTGGTTCTTTAGCAAAAGAAATGGCGGAGGAGATTTCTGGAGAGTTTGTTGATTTGTTGGGAGGCGATACTGGAGAACTTCGTGATACCAAAGATGTCATCAAAAAACTGATGCAAAACCCGAAAAAAATCATGGATTTGATGAAAACAGTCGGTGCCAAATTAGATAACAAAATGAAAAGCGGCGAAATATCACGGGAAGAAATCATGAAAGAAGCGAGTGAATTGTTTGGGTCAATGAAAGAAATGGGCGACAACAAACAGTTTATGGAAATGTTTAAGAATTTGTCGAAAATGGGAGGGATGCCGGGAATGCCGCCTGGAATGAATGCAAAAAATGCCAAAGTAGACGTGAATGCAATGAACCGGATGACAAAACAACAGGCAACTAGAGAACGTCTTCGTAAAAAAGTAGAAGAAAAACGAGAACAATTAGCGAGAGAAACTGTTTTGAAAAACACGATGCAATCTACCACTGCGGCACCAACCGTTCCCTTTAGCTTGAATGCTACGAATACACCAAATACCAAAGTCTTTCGTTTAGATGGAGAAGAAGCACAAGAAAAATCGTATATTCATCCGGATATTTTGAAAGAAATGGAAGATATTGAAAAAGTCAAATCAGCTCCTGTAGAACAGAACAAGAAGGCAAAAAAGAAGAACAAAGGGAAAAAATAAAAGAAGTATATGATGTATCTGAATTTATGCACAGCATTTTTCAAGGTAGAGAATCCTGTCTTTATTAGGTTTAGTAGAGCCAGGGGACTAGATGTTATGATGAAATCTTTTCTTTTATTTTCTTCTCTTTATAATTTAACTGTAGTTTACCATGGTTTTTTTTAAATACGTAAATATTCCTATTTTTTTGATTAGTTTGGCATTTGGTATTTTTGCAGTATATGTAACCATGCCAGATACTCGAACCATATATGTCTATCCTACACCTGATAATATAAATGCACTACAATACCGAGACAAAGCAAATCATTGTTTTTCAATTAAACAAAAAGAAGTAAAATGTCCGGCTAATTCAAGTATGATTTCGAAAATACCGCCTCAACATTAACCTCTAATCTCCTGGCTGTCCTAGGTATAGGACAGCCAGAAGATGAACCTGGAAAATTCGAAAAGCAAAGCATTTTACCAGGTAGATGTTTGCCTCTATTCACCTGGCGAAAATCGGCAGGTGAATAGAGGTTAACCTCTAACAACCTGCCGATTTTCGCCAGGTGAATAGAGGTTAGATGATAAAATAAAAGGTTCAGTAGGATATATTATCCTAAAATATATTATAGTACATCTTTATGAATTTTAAACGATTGTTAAATACACCTTTGGGTGTGATGTTTATTTCTATTTTATTGGGTTTAGGTTTAGCCACATTGTTTCGAAAAGTATGTGTAGATAAAAATTGTATTGTTTTCAATGGACCTGTGATTAGTGAGTTTGAAGATAAAATTTATAGTCACGGAAACAAATGTTATCAATATTCTATGGTCTCAGATACTTGTCATCCAACCAAACGAATTATTGACATTTCCGAACCTGTCATTGTTTAGGGGGAGATAAAGGAAAAATATGAAATTGGTTCGTGAAATACTCCCCAATTATTACATGATTCTTATTGTATATTCCTTTTATGGAAAATACAACAACTCGTATCGCCGACCTTCCAGAAAATATAATGATGCAAGGTCCAGAAACATCGACGCAATATGCGCCCATGAACATTCATCCCAATCCATATGGAAACAATCCACAAAATCCGCCGTTTTTACCCAATCCACAACAAACTACAGTACCCAAGAATATTCCAAATCATTCACAAATTCATACACCGTCTCCTCCTATGCCACAAGTACCGGGTCCTCAATCGCAATATATGTCGGAAGAACAACAAATGTATATTCAACAAATGCAAAATCAGCGTCTTCCTTCACGGGATATTCCACGAGATACAACGGAATATACTCAAGACGAACAAATCCAGCCGAATTATATTCCCAAACCCCCCAAAGCTTTGGTAGAAGATTATGTTCGAGAACAAGAACAAACCACGGAAAAAAACATGCGTGAATATGAAGAGAAAAAACGTCGCGAAAACAAATTCGACGGGTTGATTACGGAGTTTCAAACACCTATTTTGGTAGCTCTTTTGTTTTTTGTTTTTCAAATGCCGCTTATCAACACATTGGTATTCAAACGGTTTATGTTTTTGTCTTTGTATAACGACGATGGCAATTTCAATTTCAACGGACTTCTTTTCAAAAGTCTTGTCTTTGGAGCGGCTTATTATTTTGTTCTCAAGGGGACTTTTTGGATAAGTGAATTCTAGAGAGAGTATCATGTCAATATATTCAAAGATTGACATGATTTTCATACCATGAAATTAGTTGATTTTGAATTTGGTTTTGCCTTTTTTTTTGTTTTGTTCTTCTTTCGAATGAATTTTTCCACAGGTACATGAGATTTCATCGTTTTGGGTGTTTTTGTTTGACTCATGTTCTCTTGCACCTGTTTTTCTTTTTTATGTTTCTCTGGATTGTAATTCAAAAACCACATGTCATATTCTTCCGTGTTTACTTTGTCTTTTAATTCCTTGTATTTCAATGCTTTTTCGGCACGAATTTCCGGCAACGACAATTGTTTCCCATAACATTCAATGGTAAATCGATGCAAAAGACCTTTTTGTGCAAGACGATTCTTTTGTTCGACATCAAATAAAAATTTGGCCATACATAACAAACGGTCTTTGTTGTAGTAAGGCATGCCAGCATACACAAAACTCAAATAAAAAGTAAGAATGGTATCAATGGTGGCTACATGAATTGACTGGTCATTGATTTGAATGGTATTGTAACTGTGACAACCAATGGGTGTATAAACAAAGGCAATGGTTTCTTTCTCTACTCGAATTTCAATATGTTCGGGTACAATTTCTCCAATGGCGTCGTGATATACCAATTTTACTTTTTTGAATTGATTGTTCTCTAAATGTTTTTTGATAGACATGGCACATGTTTCATAATCAGTAGAGAGAACATCAAAATCGGGCACTTTTTTCACCAATCGGCGTTCGTTTTCCGGCATATATCTGGAATACAAACTGGTGGCGTATCCTCCGAAAAAAATCACGTTTTCACGAATCAGTGCGTCGCGCGTAGTAACATAAAGCCTCTCTGATTCTTCTACATTTGAATCCAACTCTCGTTGAAAATCGACCGTTTGGCAATGTTCTCCTTGAAATGGATAATATTCATTCAATAAGTTCAATCGTTTCATTACTTTTTCCCATCTGGAAACATCTCCCATGGGTCTAGACAATTCCAAATACATCGCCATACGTAAATAATTAGGCGGAGCATAATGAATGCCATCTATGACAATGGATTCTTCATAGATATGACTAAAAATGCGTTTGTCTAACAAGGTAATGTCGGCAATCGCAATGAAATTCACATAGACTTTGAAAGTACCCATATGTACACCGGCTTTGGCTTCAATATCTACATATCCAGCCGCATAATAAATATCGGCCAATTCTTTGGCATCGTGTAGAGCATTGTCTGAGAAAAAATCGTAATCGGGTATTTCCTCGTCTCGATTGTAAAATTGCGCATGTTTTGGCAAAATATTATTAATGGCGGTACCACCATAACAGACTAATTTTTTCTTTTGTAGGAATTTTTCGAGAATCGAGATTATTTTTAGAATATCTTCACTGGTTGCAACTTCTTTTTCGCGTTCTTTTTCCGACTGGTCAACGGCATGTCTTAAAATAGCCAATTCACATTCTTGGAATGTCATATTGTTGTCACATAATTCGTTTTTGAATTTTTCCTTTTTATGGTGTTTGGGATGCATATTTCTATATTATAGACAGAATTCTTTTTTTACCTGTCATATCCTGATAATTTTCGCCAAGGGAATATTATTGATAATAGTGAAGCGCAATTCCAAGAGGTACAAATGCAGAATGTTGGGAATCAAAAAAATCTTCGTAATCAGCTAAAGGTTGTGTTTTACTCCAATAGGAATCTGTTAAATAAAATCGGAAAGGTACAATTTGACACCCTTGTTGTTTTATAAAATCGGATAACGTTGGATTAGATGATTCATATGGACTTGGTGGCGGAGGGTTGCTATATGCATTTTTTGCGGGTATGACAGGGTCGGGAACGACCAATTGCATACTAGAAACATTTGTATGAACATTGTCATTGGATATCTTGAGTGGATTCCAACATTGATTTAATACTATTGTATAGGGTTTTTTAATCAGCATATCACTTCCAGATTCTAGACTAATATAATTACGTAAATCATAACAATTCTTTTTATTTGCACAATCACACAATGCAGCGTAATTGGGAACAATGGTTTTGTCCATTATGAATACTATTTTGTTTTTAAAATTGATGATGGGCATATCTATAAAAGGTGTGTTTATGTTATGGGATTTTACGATAGGTAATGAATTCGAATCAGGTGGAGGTGTTGCAAACAAAAATGTATTTTCTATTTCAGAAGTTATTTCAGAAGTAAAAGACGGCGGCGATGTGGATTCTGGAGACAAAGTAAAAGACGGCGATGTGACTTCTGGAGACGAAGTAAAAGACGGCGATGTTGTTTCTGGAGACGAAGTAAAAGACGGCGATGTGACTTCTGGAGACGAAGTAAAATTTTCTGTTATATTATTGTTATATACTATTCCTGTTTTATTAACTTCATTAATAGTAGCAGCCAGTATTTGATAAACGGATGGGTCATAAGATTTAACACGCATATTGATAAAAATAGGGTCAGTATTATTAGGTGTATTGACGTTTGTAGTAATGATGGTTGTTAGAATCGTACTAAAAGGTACTGTATTGTCCGTTTTTAAAATATTAAAATTTGGGTCATTGGAATAAGAGACCACTGCGACTTGTTTAATTAAAAAAATTTCAAAATCAAGATATCGACATCCTCTTTGTAAAACATAAGCTACCATTTTTTCATTCACATAATTTCCAGTGACCGCACTATTATAAGAACCTTTTATTACAAATTGTTTCAGTGGTAAACTGCCATACTTATTCATTGATACATTTTGAATATTCAAGGCATTTGTTCTTTTCAATGATGCCAATTCTCCATCCGGAGTATTAAAAAAATTAGGTACAACAGAAGTGGACAATGAATTACCACTAGAATCTATCATCCCTTCAAATACATTTGATTTTATTTGTTTTGATAATTTCATGACTTCATTTTGTTTTAAAATCAGTCGCCAAATAATATATGTAGAAACGATAACCACAAATAAAATAATGACTTTTTTATAAAATAACATGGATTTGTTTATTATATTATGTAGATAAAAAATAAGATAAAAAATACTAATAATACTTATACAGTAGAATGGCTGGTGGATTACTAAATATCGTATCTGTTGGAAATAACAATGTTTTTTTAACAGGAAATCCAAGCAAAACATTTTTCAAAGTAACCTATTCCAAATACACCAATTTTGGATTACAGAAATTCCGTATTGATTATGACGGTGCTCGTGATTTGCGTTTGACAGAACCGTCTGTGTTTACTTTTAAAATACCGAGATATGCAGAATTGTTGATGGATACTTATTTGGGAATCACAATACCGAATATATGGAGTCCTATTTATCACCCCACTCCAGATTCAGTGAATGGCACAAACAATACGTGGGCTCCTTACGAATTTCGATGGTCAGACAATTTAGGCACGACTATTATTAGTGAGGTATTGATTACTTGTGGAGCTCTTACTTTACAAAAATATACAGGAGACTATTTAGCGGCGATGATAGAACGCGATTTTACTGATACTAAAAAAAATTTGTATAACATCATGACCGGAAACACTCCGGAATTGAATAATCCAGCAACGTCTCGTTCGGCATATCCATCTGCTTATTATACTAGCAATTCTGTAGGTGCCGAGCCGTCCATACGTGGACGTACTTTGTATATTCCCATCAATACCTGGTTTACATTGAACAGTAGTTGTGCTTTTCCGCTAATTGCATTGCAATATAATGAATTGCAAATTACTGTCACGTTACGGCCCATTCAAGATTTGTTTCGTGTACGTGATGTTTTTGATAATCAATATGGTCAACCATATGTACAACCAGATTTTACACAACCGCAATTCCAAATGTATCGTTTTCTACAAACACCGCCTTCAATTTATTTAGATTCAGCCAATTATGAAAACAAAGTATCCAATTGGAATGCGGATATTCATTTGATGTCTACGTATTGTTTTTTATCGGCAGATGAAGCAAAACAGTTTGCACTAGAAGACCAAGTCTATTTAGTAAAAGACGTAATTCAATATAATTTTCAAAATATTACTGGAAGTTCTCGTATAAAACTAGAATCCAATGGAATGATTTCGAGTTGGATGTGGTATCTACAACGAAATGACGTGAATTTAAGAAACGAATGGCAAAATTATTCCAACTGGCCATACAAATCGTATCCAAGTGATTTGGTTTTTTTTACAAATAATAAAACATTGAATCCGGGATTCAATCCAGATACAAATTTAGTCACTGGTATTGCTACCACGGGTGATTTCAATCCAATCAATCAAAAAGAAATATTATTGACTATGGGAATTTTATTGAATGGAGAATATCGCGAGAATGTGTTGACCAGCAATGTCTATAATTATGTAGAAAAATATGTGAGAACTGTGGGTGCAGCCAAAGAAGGATTATACTGTTATAATTTTTGTCTACATACAAATCCGTTTGAAATCCAGCCATCTGGTGCGATTAATATGAGTAAATTCAAAAACATTGAATTGGAAATAGCGACTATCAATCCCACCATTAATTATACTACGAGTAGTTATGATTTAATATGTGATTCTTGTGGAAATACAATTGGAGTACGTAAATCGAATTGGCAATTGTTTGATTATAATTTTAATATGACTCTATTTGAAGAACGATACAATGTTCTTTCTTTTATCAGTGGAAATTGCGGAATGTTATATACTCGATAGTTTCATTGTTTTTTTCTCGTTTTGTATATTATAGATTAATCCATAATATATAATATTATTCATATGAAACCATTTAGTGTAAATGAATCGTTTGAAACGGATGTCATGATTGAAAAATTAACAACTATAAAAAAAAAAAAAGAAAATATGAAAAATAAAAAAAAAAAAGAAAAAGATAGACCGACTCAATACAAAAACACAGAACCTATTGAAATCATTCAGGATAATGACAATGAAACCATACCTGAACGATTTCGTACTTTTCCAGAAACAAAGAATCAAGAAAACATAAATGAAGGAATGCAAGGTCCACATAATACTAATAAATTCCCTTATTTGAGATTAGCCTCTAAAACAGGTATTGCCGAGTGGTCAAATGATATGTTTGATGGCCTAGACAATGTTGTAGAAGAAGCAAACACAAACAATGAAATTGCTGACCCTAGACAAGAAATAATCAATGCAATTAATGAATTTTTTAATATTATAGATAATGCCAAAACTATTCTTGTTCAATCCATATGTATTTTTTTGTCCAGAAATAGTTATAAGAATCCTCCTAGTAGTAATACCATTTCAACAGAACCAGAATTACAAAATGACACCATTGTAGTAAAAAAGAATATGAGCAAATTGTTGTCTGTTGTTTTAGCTTATTTAATGATTTATAATTTTTTTTATCTTACTTTTTATCAAAGACATGATGGAACACCTCCTGATTATTATAAAATCAATGAAAAACATATGATAAGTATTGAAAAATACCCAAGTCCTATTAAATTAATATTTTTAAAATATCCTATTTATTTTTGTTATTTGATTACTTGTTATTTATTAGAAATCATTCCGAGTTTTTTAAAAAAACCAGTTGAATCATTGGAAATTCCTTCTGTTTATTATTTTTTTCCTTTTTATTTATTGTTTATTTTGATTGTTTATTATTGCTCTGATTTTTTAAAATTATTTCTTATTAATCTGTTTAGTATTGATGTAAATAATATACAATCAAATAATTGGTTTTTAGTTTTGATAATAATATCAATTTATTTGACTATTATTGCAAAATATTGTATAGAAGACAAACCTATAAAAATTATGGAAATTATGGAATTACCAACTGGTGTTTATTTATTAATACCTTTTGGAATATTTTTGTTTCTTTATTTACTTGTTATTTTGTTGATATCTCCTGTCGTTTCTGGAATTTTTATATATCTTTATATTTTGTATTTGTTTTTCTTTTCTATTTTGTACAATGAAGGTTTTAATGAATACAGTAAAATATTTCAATATATAAAAGATTCTATTAAAGAAGAACTAAAAATAGAAGAAAATGATACAGAACTTAATGTTACAGATTGGTTGTATAATAAATTTAAACAAGGTGTCAATCTATCAAAAAACAATTTACTATATTTTACTCTTTTTATAACATTGATTTATATTTCTGTAGATTATAGTAAAAATATTAAAAACACAATTTTGAGTACAAACATTCAATATTTGAATATTGGATTAGCGTGTGTAACGTTAATGATATTGATTATGTATTATGTATTTAAAATGTACTCTTTGAACAAAAAATTGAATATACAGAAAGTGGATATAGTAAAAAATGCTTTTCTTTCTGAACTCTAGTTGCATGGCAATTTTCGCCAGGTGAATAGAGGCAAGTCTCTACATGCAAAAATGCTTTGCATTTTTCCGGGTCCATCTCCTGGTTGTACTCTTTCAAAAGAAAACGTCAAAGACGTTTTCTTTTGAAATTGTTACACCTTTTAATATTTCAACCGCCGATTATACAAAAAAATTGAATTAAAAATAATTATTATAATTATAATTAAAATTAAAATTAACCTCTAGTCCACTGGCGATTTATCGCCAGTTGATAGAGGTAGACCTCTACCTGATAAAATGCAAAGCATTTTTGCAGGTCCATCTCCTGAATGGTTAGAACTAACCATTCAGGAGATTAGAGGTTAATAGTGCAAAGATATAAAAAGATAAAAGAATACTACTATAGTAGTAAAAAATGGAGAAAAAATATGTCATGGCAAAAATAAATTTACCTTTACATATACTGCCCAATGGCACGATTGAACCTATGCCGGAATATGTCCGTATAGATATTGAACCATGTATTGAATTACCTGACAAAAAAGATACAAGTCAAATGTCGCAAGAAATGAATCAAAAAATATTTTCTTTTTGTAACATTTTACAAAAGGAAAATCAGGAGACAGAAAAGGAGGGAGAAGAAGAGGAAGAAAAAGAAGAAGAAATAAAAAAAGTATCAAAAGAAGAAAAACCGTTGTTTGTCTTGAAAGAAGAAATTGAATCGTATTCGAGAAAACCAAAGAGCAACCAACATACATTAAAAGTATATCGTCGACACGGCTCTAGTATGAACAAAACGGCCAAACGATATTCAGCACAGGACTAGAGAAGAGGTTATTGATTTTGGTAAGTAAAACGTTGATTCGACTCTACTGTCAAAGGAGAAGGGACATATACTGGCAACCGGTCAATAACATTCAAACTGTTCAACGATTTGGCTTCCAATTTCACTGGGTCTTTGCGTTTTACCAGATTCGTAGAGCCAATGCCATACAATTGAGATTCAATATCACAGGAATTGTAACTGAGCGTAGTGGGTGCAATACGTCCCATCAAAATACCATTTCCTGCAAAATGAGATTGAATAGGTTCTCCATAAGAAGAATTCAAATAACTGGAATAATCAAGAATACCACTGTTTTGTTTTTGTTCCAAATCATAATCCCCTTGTGCGTTTTTGTTTCTGGTAAAAGACATCTTGATGGAATCGATAAATATAATATATATATGTATCGATAATTTATTGGAGTTTGGAGGTTATTTCTAGTATTAAAGGATGATTCTTGTTCTCAAATGTCTCATGGTTACCAAAAAACTCTGCCAATATAGGATGAAAAAAAAACAAATAATCATAGCTCATAAGTATGGCTAAACCAATGTCCTGCTCTGTGGAAAACATACGTGCTGCGGCCAATAAATAGAGTTCGTCTATTGCTGGACAATTTCTTGTTTTTTCAAAAATGGTTTCAATTGCTTTTGCACTGGCGTCTTCGTCGTATTCGTTTTCGTCTCTCGATTCCGCGTCAATTTCCGGGTCCTTTGCCATTTCCGGATACTTGCTAGAATCCATCTGGAAAATACGGCGAACACATTCGCGATATTCTTGACTGTTGGAATAATCAACCAAAAGAGAGACCGGATATTCGTAGGTCATTTCTCTAAAGAATCATTTCTTTTTTAGTTCCTTTTTACAAGAAAACATTTTTTGGGACTTTTACAAGGTTAGAACTTCAAATACTGGGTATGAATTCCCAATCAAGTTCTTGGCATACTTTTTTCCAGATTTGGTCCTGTTCTCGTTGTTTTTCGGCATCTTTCAACAAAGGAATATAAGGCAAGTATTTGGTTTGGTCTAAGAGTGTACAAAATTGGAAAAGGATATAAGTATAGTTGAAGAAATTGGTACGGTCTGGAGGACAATTCATCGCCCACGGTTTTTGAATTTCGATGAAGAGAACACAAAGGGTTTCGTGCAACTCTTCGCTCATAATAGGAGGTTTGATACCAAACAAAGAATTGATATATTGAATATGCTCGAAGTACTTGTTCAGACCGAGTTTTCTCAAAATATCGCGCATCACATTGTAGGTGATTTTCGACGTATCTTCAATTCGTTCTTTTTTGATACGGGCACGAATGGCTTCGATGACTTCTTCGGGAATTTGCGTCGTTTCTTTGGCTTGGAATTGAGAAAGGATTTCTTTGAAATGATTCAGCCGAATATAGGCAGTATAGGAGACCTCATTCGGCGGCTCTTTGTTGGACGGTTTGGAACTATCGACGATATACGTGACGAATTTGCCGCATTGTGTATTGTTGCAGATGAGAATCCCTTCTTCGTCTTGCGGAATCAGTTCTCCTTTTCTACATATTTCACAGACATCAGTAGGAATGACGAAATCCTGGATATTGGTGATGGCGTTGGTGACATTTCGCCAGAAATTTTTATACGCTTTCTTGGAATCAGAGTATTTATCGCTGTTGAGGTTCTCCGCTTGTGGATTTTTAGCCTTGATTTTGAAAAAAGTGTTGAGAATATCTACATTTTGATTTTTAGTGACATCAGCCGAAATGTTTTGCTTTTGCTCAAAATAATGAAAAATGTATTTGGAATTGTCGAGAAGATATTGCTTCTTTTTGGAACGCAACTCTTTGATTTCCTGTTTGATGGCGTAAATACGGTCGCGCGTATCGAGGTAAGTATCGAATTGTTTTTCCGTTAGCGTGGAGATGGATTCTTTGAGAACGGCTTTTTCAGATTGAAGTCGTGGAACAATCGTGTTCTCGATTTCATCAAAATAGGCGAGCATTTCGGTATGTTTTTCGTCGATGGTAATGGAAGACGGTTTTTGGTTTGGCGGAGGAGGAAGATTCGATTTTGTGGAAGAGGAGGAAGAGGATGCGGAAAACCCAGAACGATGACTCATATGTATGAGAGAGGGGATATAGGAAAGAAAAGGGGGTATTTTTATACCGGTTTTTTCTCTATTGTGATAATATACACATAGTTTAATTGACATATAAATGAATACTGAATCATTTATATCAGCTTCAACATCATCTTTTTTTCAATCTATCGGTGTGAACATTCCTACATTAGACGAATTTCATAATTTTTTGAATGACAAAAAAGATGAAATGATAGACAACGGGATGTCTGCTAAACAAGCAAATCCACAATATTGTGGAGGCATTTGTTTGCAACAACTTATTTTAAATAAATTAAATAAATTGAATAAGAATAAAAAAAAAATACAAAATGCAAATTTAAAAAATAGGTTAGCGTATTTTTCAAGTGATTTATTTATTAATAATTTCATTGATAAATTACCAGTTCGTGATAAATTAAACATCTCTATTGCACAATCTAGTTATAAAAATTATTTTAATAGTTTATTTAATGTTACGTATGAAGATTGGAGAGATGATAAATTTAGTAAAATAGATAACCAGAGTCAATGCAGAAGAGCATTGGGTATACCAACGGGGCAAAATATAGCTCAACTTCAAGAAATAGGACGTATAAAATGCTATATTTGTGGAAGAGGAATATTACCAAATAGTTCTGGTCAATCAACTATGGAATGTGAGCATGTGTTGCCAATTTTGTCTGCATTATCGCATCGGTGGTTGATTAAAGAACCATCTAAAGCATATCACCCAGATATACTACAGAGTTTAAGGCTTGAATATGATTGGTCACATAGATGTTGCAATCAATTGAAATCAAATTATGATTTTATTATTTATGATACGGCAAAAAGAGGAAAATTTCGTTATAAAGCAAATAAACCTATAATTGAAAATTTATTGTCTGAGATACAAACATCGAACAAATATGATTGTGAAAATATAAAAGGAAAAATTTCAAAGAACCAAAATATAAATATTTATGATAGGATTCAACCATTGATTGACGATATTAATTATAATGCCGAACATTTTGATAATATAGATGAATATATACTATTGACAAAATACAAAGTTTTATCTGCATTAACGGATGATGATTTTTTAAATGCTATTATTGGTGATAGCACGATTGTGAATGTTTCAAAACCAGAATCACAAATTGTAAATGAAAAAAGAGAATTATTATTTCGAAAAGAACAAGAAAAAATAAGAGAAGAAGCTGAGGAAAAATTAAGAAAAGACAGAATAGAAGAACAAAAGATAGCCAGGTCTATACGAGCAAGTAATCGAGGAGGAATCAATACAAAAAAAATATCTGAGTTATCCGATGAAGATATCATGAATTCTGATATTCCAGGTTATGAAACTCAATATTATGTTTCTCAAGAAGAAGATTCTTTTATTGATGAAATGTTAACAAATGTTCGTTTTGAACCAACTCTTGAGGAGTTAAAAGAAATATATAACAATGTCTTCAAATCAACTAAACATGCATCAAAAAATTCAATAAACAGTATAAAAAACAGTATCAAAAATAGTAATTATTTTAAAAAAATGGGCGAATTTAGACGTACCATGAAAATGTCAAATAATAAAGATGATAGGAATTTCTTGTTGAATTCAAAAAGAAATAATCCATATAATAAAACAAAAAAAGCAAGAAATCGTGCAATGAAAATGAATACAATGCATGAATCTGACTCTGAATATGAAGATACTATGAATAAATATAACTCAATGGGAATGGTTCGAAATATAGGCGGATATAGTAAAACAAATTCAAAAAAAAACAAGAAAGAATCGTAAAACAGATAAAAAACGATTCTCTCCTTAATCTAGTATCTTGAATAGATGGAATTGGTGAAGGAAAACCCATCTACTCAAATTGAAATTGACAAAAAAAAATTCAAAAAAATGACTTTTCTATACAATGCTTTAGAACAAGGATGGAAAATCAAAAAAGACGCCGATTCTTATGTTTTCACCAAAAAACACGAAAACCGCCGTGAAATTTTCCAAGAATCCTATTTAGAAACTTTTTTATTATCGAATACATCCACTGACTTATTCCGAAAAAAATAAACGAGTTCTCCTTTTACTCTATATGCAAAAAGAGAACACTCCACCAAAAGAAATCATCGAAAAACAAGATAAACAAGAATTGCCAATCAAAAAGAAGACACGGAAAATGAAAGACGCCAGTTCTCCTCGCACCAAAACTCAGAAGAAAAAACCAACTCAAAAAAATGCCGACAACATCGCCGAAAAAGTGACCTCCTTCAAAACCAAAGGAATTTCCCTATTGGAATCTCTGAATGAAACCGAACTGTCCAACATGGTTCTTTTTGCCAACCAAGACTACTACAACCAAGCCACCAACACTCTCTTGACCGACAACGAATACGATATTTTAAAAGAATATGTACAAAAACGGTTTCCAAAAAACCAAGCCGTCCAAGAAATTGGCGCCCCCGTCGAAAAAAACAAAGTCGTATTGCCTTACTCAATGCCGTCTATGGACAAAATCAAACCGGACACACAAGCACTTGCACAATGGATGACCCACTTTCGAGGTCCGTATGCACTCAGTTGCAAATTAGACGGGGTCAGTGGGATGTTTTACGCAGAAAATCCGACAAAACCGTGCTTGTATACTCGCGGCGACGGCAAAGTAGGCCAAGATATTAGCTCTCTGTTGAAAAAAATCGTGTTCCCGAAAGTGAACCAGCCGATGGTCGTTCGTGGTGAATTTGTCATTTCCAAATCCGTCTTTGAAAGCAAATACAAAACCACCTTTGCCAATGCGCGCAATTTGGTTTCCGGAATCATCAATAGCAAAAAAACAGACGAAAAAGTGAAAGACATCCATTTTGTCGCGTATGAAGTCATTTCCCCCGTTCTCAAACCAAGTGAACAATATACCCTGTTGAAACACGCGGGATTTGAAGTAGTAAAACATCAAATGGAGAACACTTTGACGAACGATATGTTGTCGTCTCTCTTGACCTCTTGGCGCGGCGGTTACGAGTACGAAATTGACGGAGTCATTGTCAATCAGGACGCCGTTTATGTACGCAAAGAAGGAAACCCAGAGCACGCGTTTGCGTTCAAAATGGTGCTGACCGACCAAATCGCAGAAGCCAAAGTGGTCGATGTTATTTGGACGGCCAGCAAAAACGGGTATTTGAAACCACGTGTCCGTATTGAACCGGTCACAGTAGGTGGTGTCACCATTGAATATGCCACAGGATTCAATGGCCAATTCATTGAATCGAACCGGATTGGTGTAGGAGCACTGGTCCAATTGACCCGCAGTGGCGATGTCATTCCGCATATTTTGTCGGTGATAATGCCTGCGGAAACGACGAAAATGCCGGACGTGGCGTATCACTGGACAGACACGCACGTAGATGTAGTGTTGGACAACATTGGCGACGATGCGACGGTGCGGCAAAAAAATATTACCGATTTTTTTGTGGGTATTGGCGTCGACGGATTGTCGACGGGAAACACAAAACGGTTGATGGAAGCGGGATACGATTCGGTGGCGGCTATTTTGCGTATGACGGAAGCGGATTTCGCCAAAGTAGACGGGTTCAAAGCCAAAATGGTGGAGAAATTGTATTCGGGAATTCGCGAAAAAGTCGCTCACGCTAGTTTGTTGGACATTGCCGTGGCTTCGAACCAATTTGGGCGTGGATTGGGTAGAAAGAAATTGCAACCGATTTTAGAGACGTATCCTGGTATATTGACGGAGGAAAGTAGCGCAGAAGACAAGCGAAATGCTCTGTTGAAAATCAACGGAATTGGGAAAGAGAACGCCAAAGGGTTTGTGGAGAACATTCCCGTGTTTTTGGAATTCTTGAAAGTGTGTGGATTAGAAGGGAAATTGCGGGGAGCGGCAAAGCCGCCTATAGTGACGGTTCCTGTAGTCTTGTCGAAACAAGGAGAACCGGTTGCAGCGGCGGCGCCGGTTTCTCCCAAACCATCACATATATTGTCGGGAAAACACATTGTCATGACGAAAGTGCATGACAAAACCATCATGGCGGATGTGGTGAAAGTGGGCGGTATTGTCGACGACAAAATGAGCAAACATGTCTTTGTCTTGGTGGTGAAATCGATGCACGATTCCTCCAAAAAAATGGATTATGCAAGAGAACACGGTATTCCGATGATGTTGCCTTGTGAATTTGTGGACCGATATTTGACAAAAAATTGATATCTTTCAAAATACGTATAAAGAATATATCTCAAGTTATGTCAGGTATGGATGAAAACGCAAAAATATGCGAAAGATGTCAAACTGCGGAAACGCCAAATCGAAAATACAAATATTGCCCTTCGTGTCGGGAAGAAACAAATCAACCTTGTCGAAAAGAGGGTTGTGAGAATAAGAGAACTATAGAAAACGCGTATTGCCGATTGCATAAATTACACGCTTTTCGTGAAGAAGTGGAAGCAAAAGGACTCAAACTATGCTCTGGATATTTACGGGGGTGCAGGGCCGAACTACATTCCGATTATAGTAAAAAAAAATGCGCGGATTGTTTGTTGAAAGAACGAGAGAAGGAAAAAAAGTTGATGGAAAAAAAGAAAGAAACCATGCCGGAAATAGAAGAAACCACGGGGAACAAATTATGCGGCAATTGTTTTCAATATCGGTTGCCTTCCGACTTTTTAGGCGAAAAGGGGGGTGTTGTAGTACGTTGTTTTCATTGTCGTGAACTCGGCAAAAAAGCCGACGCCAATCGCGACAAAGAACATCGCAATACTTTGGAAAGAGCTGCGGCACAACGACCGAATCGCCAAGCGACCAAACAAGAATGGGCTCAGTATAACAAAGACAAAGTACTGTTGAAAGACCGCAAATACAAAGCGAAAATGTATTTGGAAAATCCAGACGCGGTTTTGGAAAAAGGACGAGAACAAGCCGCGGTATTTCGAGAAAAGAATCCGAAAAAAATGCAGGCGGCGAACGAATCCAAGCGTTTGTCGAAAGAACATGCGTATACGATTTGCAAACACACGGCATCTTCCAAAAAGCTATCTTTTGAATATACCAAAGAATGGTTTTTTGAGACGATTGTCCGGCCTTGCCATTATTGTGGGGGGGTCGAAGAAAAAGGATTCAATGGCATTGACCGTTTGGATTGTCGGGTCGGGTATACAGTGGCCAATGGAGTACCTTGCTGTGCCATGTGCAATCAATTGAAAGGCTCTTTGAGCGAACATGTCTTTTTGATGCGGGTGGAACATGTATGCGCACACGGAGGATGGATTGAAGGAGGTCGAAAAAGACCGGATGTGTTCCCGGATTCTTTGGGAGCCACGTTGTCAGGCGTACAAAGTCGGGCCAACAAACTGAAACTTCCTTTTGAGTTGACGGCGACGTTTTTTGAAGAATTACATCGTAACGGTTGCTATTTGTGTGGAAAAACAAACGGAGAGACTCATCGGAACGGTACGGACCGTATAGTGAATGAGGGTGGATATGTGATGTCCAATGTGCAACCTTGTTGTGGACAATGCAATTATATGAAAAAGGATTATGAGTTGGATGTGTTTCGAAACCAATTGGTTGCCGTTTACCGGTATCGTGCCATTGGAGCCATTTCGTTTCCGGATTCAGTGGAATCGGAAGGAAAAAAGAGTATCGAGAAACATTTGGACAAAGTGAGCAAACAAGAGAAGGCGGCAAAAAAAGAGGAAAAGAAGAAGGCGAAAATAGAGAAAATAGAAGCCGAATGGCCGGAATTGGTTTCTAGATAAAATAATAGTTTTAGTAAAACTATATAAAGAAATGGATGTATATAATATATATACATCCATGACAACCATCAAAGAACAAGAAGTAGAGAAATCGATTTTGTTAAAAAATAACTATGATTGTGATGTGATTGTATCTGAAAATACACCATATACGTTGTATAATGCAGCAGACATTGGTAAAATATTAGGGTTTGGGAATATTCGTTCTATTATTCGAGAATTTGATGAAAACGAAAAAGTAAAAATATCAAAAAAAACAAAAGGTGGTAATCAAGATATATCGTATATTACATATCAATCATTAGAAAAAATATTATTGAAAAGCAGAAAACCGGAATCAATTGAATTATCCAAATTATTGGAAATAGATAAAAAAACAAAATATTATACTTGTATCGAAACAGACATTATTCAATGTTTATTGACTACTTTTGATGGAAACATCATGATACCGCAATATAGAATAGATAATTATCGTATTGATTTATATTTTCCTGAATATTTATTGGCAATAGAGTGTGATGAAATTCATCATGATACTGCCAAAAGTAAAGAAGATGATGCGATTCGAACTATTTATTTAACAAAAAAATTAGGGTGTAGATTTATAAGATGTAAACCTTTTGAAAAAAACTTTAATTTATTTAAGTTATTGAATAATATTTATATTCATCTATCCGTATTTCCGAAAGAGAAAATACAAGAAAATTGTTTTTGATAAGAACTTATCCTAAATCCAAGATAAATATATATTGTTTGCTTTTGTTGTAACAAAAGCAAACATTTTGTTACCATATCAAGTTATATTTTTTTGCTCCTCAATAGAGATAAGCAAAGAATTTTCATATAATGTTTGCAAAAAGATGACGCAAACATGATATTTATTTATCCTCTAGTCTCCTGAATTTTATCCATGAGACGTCCTCTCGAAAAATGCGATAGCATTTTTCGAGAGGAGAGGATTGCCTCTAAAACCCTGACTGTCCTAATATTAGGACAGTCAGGGTTTTAGAGGTTATGACTTACTACCAGCCAAAAGATATAACAATTGTAGAAACCACAAACTTAATTGGAGTCTCGGTACCCATAAGTTTCCCTATGGGGATGGACTGTATCTTAACCCGATTCAGGCTGCTTACACCTTCACTATCGAGCGATTACCGTTCAGTCTCTGACGGCTGACCATATGCTAGCATTCGCATTTAGGTCATTACCATGCGGATTACCCAATCCTTATACATTATTACGATACCGGAGTTCTATTCTCCGCCATCAGAAGGTTTCCCAAACTGACTTCGTAGTACAAGGCTCTAAGGGCTTCCCCGAACAACAAGTAATCTTGCCACCTCCACGGTGACTAACAACTGGCCATAATTGCAGGGGCCAAACCGAAGTATCCACCACACATTGCCTGCTTGTGGGTGGCGTGTTGTTTTTCTGCCCTATTCATTTGTATTTGTGCGGCTTCCATAAGAAGCCATAATGCACAAACTATTTCTAAGGCGACTCCTGCCATTCCACTCATGACCCTTAGGACATTGTAGTTGACGGCATACACTCTGACTTTGGCTGTTGCGGTTCCGGCAACAGTAGGAGAGGAAAGAACTAGCTGCAGAACTGCATTGTCAATTCTGGAGAAATTGCAAGATCCTGAGGGTTGATGCTCTTCAGGTCTTAGTGCAAAAGAATAGACATTGATACCAGAATCTGGTGCGCGGGTATGATGTTGGTATGGTTGAACCACATCGAAGTAAGAACCTTCTCGTTCAGAGAAACGGTCCTGGCCGTTTAGCTGCAATTTAGCAGTGACGACTGGATTTTCACCCCAACAATGCATGTCAAGGGCGGTTTCGGCAAGAACGAAAGTACCGGCATCGGATACGAAAGAACCTTCAATGGGTCCTGATTGAGGACCAAAAGGAACTTCTACACCAGTACTTGAATTCCATTCCTGTGAAGTACCAGCAAAAGTGGTAGCATCAGTGGCTCCAGCCATCTGGAAAAGACCAGAAGAACTGATGAATCCAGTGGCACCAGAAGTTTCCTTAGGTCCACCAAAAGCATGAAGGGCATTAGGAAGAGCATCAATGGAGTCAGTGTAGTTGAATGGTTGAGCACCAAGGGTTCTATAAAGAATACCACCGGCATCAAGTGATGAACAGTAGTCGACGTTGGCATCTGGTTGGACAACCCAGATTAGCTCTTTGCAAGGATGATTGAAGTTTAATTTTATTTTGTTCGAACTGGATCCGACTGACTCATCACCCGTGAACTGGACTTGCTCTATCAAATATTCATGAGGATTTTGTGCCATTTTTCGGCGCTCGTCAGTGTCTAAGAAAATATAATCAACATAGAGGGAGGCAGCAACAAGGGATTGTTGATAGGCTTGAGAAACGGATTGAGTTCCTGCACTTGGAGCAGCAGCAAGAGTCTTGACAGCCCATAAGCACTCACCAATAGGACGGAAATCAATGTTGATTTTGACTTCGTGGTATTGAAGAGCAATTAGAGGAAGGGCAAGACCGGGGTTGCGGCAAAACCAGAAAAGAAGAGGAATGTAAAGAGTGGTTTCAGGAAGGGCATTTCGTGGAGCACAGACTTGGTTAGGAGCACCAGTGGAAGCGCATGGACCGGAAATACCAGCGAATGTGGGGTCAGTGATATAGGTAAGTTGAGTGGTGTTACCAATCATCTTGAAGTATCCACGTCTTTGTTCAGAAGACATAGTGACTTGATTCCAGATATGCATCCAATCACCATATTGGCGGTCAATGCGTTGACCTCCAATTTCAACTTCAATTTGAGCAATAAGCTGTTCACCAATAAAATCTAACCAACGAGCATAGACACCATCGGTTTGGGCAAGAGTTCCAGCCATAGATTGATTGATTTCAGGAAGAGTTACTTGAAGGTAAGTGCGGTATGCAAGATCGCCATTTCGACTGATGGTGCATGTAACACGGCGACCAAAATCGGCTTGGCCAGAGAAAGTTTGTTCAATACTCTCCATGGCAAAATTAGTATGGCGTCTGTATGAGACTTTCCAGAAAGTAATCTCGGGAGTTCCAGTAAGGAAAACATCTTGAGCACCGTAAGCGACTAATTGCATAAGACCACCAGCCATCTTTGTATTTGATTATATACCTATCATAGAAAATAATTTGGGAGAAATGAAAATAATTGTTTTTAATTCTTTTTCGGTGAAATTCCTAAATATATTTTTGGGTATTCGAACTAGGTATAGAAGAGTACTATTTTTTCTTGCAAAAAAAGAACTCGAGAACCATAGTGCATATTTTATGAATTTGTTTACACCAGTCAATATGTAATCTACTGGAGAATAAAAAAATATATTAACCTCTAATCACCTTGCGATTTTCGCCAGGTAACTAGAGACACTCCTCTACCTGGAAAAATGCTTTGCATTTTTTCAGGTTCATCTCCTGAGTGGTTAGTTCTAACCACTCAGGAGATTAAAGGTTAATGAAATACAGTATAATTGTTTGCTATGCCACTTGGAAGAGCAAACAAAAAATGAAAAGATAATATAATAAAATAAAAATTTTTTAACCTCTAATCTCCTGTGTTGTTTTAGCCCTAGGACAACCTGGATTGGACCTTGTGAATTATGCACAGCATAATTCAATGTATAGGTTAAATATATATTGCTTGAATAATTTGTTGAATAACATTTGACAAATCAAAAGTTTTTTCATTTGGATTATATCGAATTATTCTATTTTTCATTATTGCAACGATGTATTCTTGTCGAATCTTTTCTTGAATTATATTTCTATCCTCGTGATTATTTTCGTCGCATTCTATAACCAGTTTGTATTTTGGAAAATACAAATCAACACGATATTTACCAATAGTAAATTGGCGTTTTGATTCCAAATGTGAAAATGCATTTTGTATAAAACCAATAGTTTGATTTTCAATACACATTGCAATTGGATTTACATATTCAATATTTTCACTAACATTAGCAATATACCGATTTCGAAAATTAAATGAATTTTTTAGTAATTGAAATACTTTTTCAGTAAGTAAATATCTTTTTTTATTGTGACCACCATGTTTATTTTTATTTTCATCATTTTTTATTATATAATGAATATTTTCTTTGTAATTTTTTTTCAAATGATTTGTAACTTTGACTTTTTTTGTAGAAAACAATGGTATCAATTCATCCAAATCACATATAAATTCAGACATATATTATATAATTTTAAATTAAAATAAACATTCAATTTTTTACATCTTTTTCACATTTAACCTCTATTCACCTGGCGAAAATCGCCAGGGGACTAGAAGCTAATATTAATATGAATAAAAAGAATACCCAAAAAAACGGCATAAAAGAAGTTCTCTCTATCCTATTACAAAAATGTCTTCTTCGTATTGTCCTTCTTCCTTAAATACCCAAAACAATCTATTGATGAAAAATTTGATGGAATTCTATGACAAAAAGGAGAACTTGCATAAAATGATGTGTATTATCAACGGCGAATCCAATATTTCGTTACGAATCGTCGACTGGTTTGTCACCAATTATGCCAAGAAATATTATACGGTATATGACATTGAATCCAAATCCACACAGCGTTTCAAGGTCTACAACGATTACAAATTAAAACTCAAAGCATATAGCAAACGCAATTTCGACCCGTTTTGTCGATGGGAACGCATTTCAATTCCGTACGACGACGAAAAACTAATGGAAACGACCATTGGACAATTGAATTTCTTCAAATGGGCGATAGAGAACCAAATCATCGATTTTATCCAAGAAAATTATCCAAGTATCGAGGCAGATATGAACAACCGGAATAGTACTTCCAAAAGACGTACTACTTCCGATACCGATACTAGTGCAGAAAGTGTAGACAATACGAAAACCAGAAAACGCCGCGAAGAATTGTCCGTCAGTGCATGCAAATGCATCAAAAAAGAAACGGTCAAAATTGTAGTCAAATTCAATTGAATACATACCAACAAACACAATAAATAGTGTCACCATGTATGCTCACACTATTTTCTATTTCAAATACGTCAACAACCTACCCAAAGTTTTTGTGGGTTTGAATTTCAAAATATCCAAGACTTTAGTCGTTGTTGGGAATTCCGTGCATCCATAAATATCTTGTAACAACATCCATTCAAACATTCCCCCACAGTATATGTAGATATTGGAGAACCCCAATCGCAGCAATTGGTCGTATTTTTTTTCGACCGTGATATCTGTCGTGTTTTTGCCATAAATCACAATGTGTGGAGTATAATCATATTGTTGGATGAACTCGTTCATGACGGTTTCTTCTTGGTGAGAAAACAGCGTTCCTTTGATAAGACAAGATTGTTCTCCTGCCGACATAGTATTGATTAATAAAAAAGTAGTAGGATGTTGAGTACAAAACTGGACATCTTCGAAAGAAGCTTTTTGATAGGTGGTTTTAAAATATCGATTCCATAATTGCATGTTCTCTAAAAGGAAAAATCTACTATAAGAGAACAAAACCTTTCTATTTCTCTTTACGCAAAATTCAATATTTCATGATACACATTTACATTTGTAGAGTACAACCATACGAATCATCGTATAAAAATTTGGAAACATTACCAAAAGAAGTATATATAGAAAATATTTGTAATTTATTATTTATACTTTTACATTATACAAACCCAGGAATATGACCATTATCAACAATATTGAAATTGACCATATTACTTACAAACAAAACCCAATCAAACAAGCTATCCAAAACAATCATCCTGTAGAAGACAAACTCCACGTGGTCATTGTCATTTCCAATCCTTGTCTCTATGCCCGTCGATATATTCTCATCAAAGAATTCATACAACGCATTGAAAACGAAGAGACGGATGTGGTTCTCTATGTAGTCGAAATGGCGTATCAAAACCAGCGTTTCTTGATTACTCATGCCAAAAATCCGCGTCATTTGCAGATTCGCACGGAAACACCTTTATGGCACAAAGAAAATATGATTAATATGGGAATTCGTCATTTGTTGCCGAAAAACTGGAAAGCGGTGGCGTGGATAGATAGCGATTTGGAATTTGAGAACGCAACGTGGGCCAAAGATACATTGAAGGTTCTCAACGGGTCCAAAGACATTGTCCAAATTTTCAGTCATTGTGTGGATATGGATATTGACAATCGAACCATGAATATTTTCAGTAGTTTTGGAAGCCAGTTTACCAAAGAAATGCCGTATGTGACGAAATCCTTGGATTATTGGCATCCTGGGTATGCATGGGCATGTACCCGCCAAGCCTATGACAAAATGGGCGGATTGTATCAAGATGCCATTTTAGGTTCGGCGGACAATGTCATGGCGTTGTCTCTGATTGGAAAAGGATTGAAAGCCATTCATCAGAATTCGAGCGAAGACTACAAAGACTCGGTGATAGAATATCAAAAACGGGTTCGTTCATTACGTTTGGGCTATGTTCCTGGTGTGATTCGCCACTATTTTCACGGGTCAAAAAAGAACCGCAAATATACGGAACGATGGCACATTTTGTTAAAACACGGGTTCTCCCCGAAACAACATTTGCATTTTCAAAAGGACGGATTGATGGTTCCTTCGAAAACGTGCCCACAACAAATGTTGACGGAAATTTATCATTATTTCAAAGAAAGAAACGAAGACGAGTTTTTTCATGACAAATTGGCGAAAATGGCGTCCATTACAAAAGAAGCCGACGAAGTGGAAGAAGACACAACTCAGCTCACACTAGATAGTATGCATACAACCACGTCGTTTGATTCACTGTTGAATGTTTCTACAGAAGTTGATTCCGAAACACGCCTTCCTAGTCAAGAAGGAATCCTTTCGTCTTTTTTCCATATTGTAGACCGGTTTACTGGAAACGACAAACTATGAAGAGAAAAAACCAAAAAATTGAAATGACAAATTCCTTTTTACTAAATCATATAAACATACTCTTTTACAATCAATTAACCAACAATCAACATGGACTTAACACAAAGCAAACTTACACGTGCCGAATGGGAAACCATTGAAATTCCGGTATCACAAAATGAAAAACATATTTTGACTATGATTATCGCAGGATATCACAATAGTAACATTCATACAAATGAAAACCAGTCTTTGTTTTCATTTGTCAAAATAGAACACACCGAAGCGAGTGAACAATACCTATTTAAAAAATATTTCGAGCCGTTGATTCAAACCACTCTGTCGAAATATTCCAAAGGCACTCCTCTCGCCGATTACACTATATCTCCGTCGCATGCAGGTGCACCCTTGAAATCCTTCAAAAGTGCCGACATGATTCGTATCCAAAATTTGGACGCCAATATTTCCCAGAATCGTGAACTGATTATGGAATATTTGTTCTTGGACCTCGCTGCCGATTTACTAAAACAACTTTATAAAAAAAACAAAAAATATGCCTTTTATTTATATACTCTTTTGCAACTTAAAAAATCGTCGATTTCTTCTTTGAACCTGCATGTCATGTCGTTTGTCGAAGCTGTCGTACAATATGCCGTGTCTTTGACCAAAACCAGCGAAATCATCACCAATGCTTATGAATTCATTGAAAAGAACATATACCTGTTGAAATACGAAGACAAATCTCTCTTTTCCCATCAAAAAGAATTGTTTACGATTTGCAAACAGAGAACCATGCCAAAACTCATCTTGTATACGGCGCCGACGGGTACAGGAAAAACATTGTCGCCTATCGGTCTCGCCGAAAAATCCCGGGTTCTTTTCGTGTGTGTGGCGCGTCATATAGGTCTTGCTTTGGCCAAATCCGCCATTTCAGTAGAAAAAAAAGTGGCGTTTGCGTTTGGCTGTGAAACGGCGAGCGACATTCGTCTTCACTACTTTTCCGCCATCAATTTCACAAAAAACCGGAAATCGGGAGGCATCGGGAAAGTCGACAACAGCGTCGGTGACAATGTGGAAATTATGATTTGCGATGTGCAATCGTATTTGACCGCCATGCATTATATGCTCGCGTTCAATCCAGCCGAAAACATTATCACCTACTGGGACGAACCGACCATTACCATGGATTACGAAACACATCCATTACATGCCACGATTCGTAAAAACTGGAGCGAAAACCGTATTCCCACCATCGTCTTGTCGTGTGCTACCTTGCCGACGGTCGAAGAACTGCAACCCGTTTTCGATAGTTTCCGGGAGAAATTCGACAATGCGGAAATCCATAGCATTACTAGTTTTGATTGCCGCAAATCCATCCCGATATTGAACAAGACGGGGTTCAGTGTGTTGCCGCATTTCTTGTATGAGAATTATCGCGACGTTTTCCAGTGTGCCCAGTTTTGCATGGAGAACAAAACCCTATTACGGTATTTCGATTTACGTGAAATTGTGCGTTTTGTGGAATACGTGAACAATGAAAAAATCGTGGATGAAAAGTATACCATTGACACGTACTTTGGCGGCGACATTCAACAGATTACGATGAATTCATTGAAAGAATATTATTTGGTGACGTTGCTGCATTTGGATGTGGAAAAATGGCCGCAAGTATATTCTATCCTTCTCAAAAAACGCAAACCGCGATATGCCGGTGCATCGGCTTCGGGAATTTCTTTGACCACAAGCGATGCGTATACGTTGACGGATGGACCGACTATCTTCTTGGCGGACGATGTTTCCAAGATAGGAACCTTTTATATTCAACAGACAAACATTCCGTCGGCGGTGTTCCAGACGATTTTACAGAAAATCGGGAACAACGCGAAAATCTTGGAACGTATGGAAACCATCGAGAATTTGGTGGTGGCAAAAGAGAACAAAAAATCGAACGCGGACGATTCGAAGGAAGAATCCCCACGCGAAAGCACGCATTTGTCGAAAGAATCCCAGGCGTGGATGGACGAAATCAACAAATTGCGGAAAGAAATACGGATGGTTTCTTTGGACCCGGTCTATTTGCCGAATACACGGTTGCATCAGCAACAATGGACGCCGACTAAAGAAGTGCATGAGAATGCGTTTGTGTCGAATATTGGCGAAGAGACGGCGAAAGAAATCATGATGTTGAATATCGACAATTCGTTGAAAGTGTTGTTGTTGTTGGGGATAGGAATGTTTCAGGAGAACGCGTCGCCGAAATATATGGAAATCATGAAGAAATTGGCGGACGAACAACGGTTGTTTATGATAGTAGCGTCAAGTGATTATATTTACGGAACGAATTACCAGTTTTGTCATGGGTTTATTGGGAAAGATTTGAAACAGATGACGCAGCAGAAGACAATGCAGGCGATGGGACGTATTGGTCGAAACAACATTCAACAGGATTATACGATACGGTTTCGCGACGACGATATGATAATGCGATTGTTTGAGAAACCGGTGGAAAATATGGAGGCGAAGAATATGTGCGCGCTTTTTGAGTAGTAGTTGTGTAAAAATGTATAGCTAGAGAAAGTATATGTTCATATTATATATAACAAGATTGTATGAACATTTTAGTCGTATGTCATGATTATAAAAAACACAATGTATTAACACTGGTACTGGGAAAAACAGACGATGATTATATTTACTTGACTCCTGACAATATTGCGAATATTTCTAGTTTGACTCAGGGTAGTGTAGCCAACATTTCTTTTATTGATACCGACGAAGATACAGTAATAGATAATTTTCAATATCAAAAGTGGGACGATGTTCCCGAAGATTCTTTTGATTTTTTTTATACCATTTTTTGTCCAGGCGGTCATCGAACCATCAAACAATACCAATCTAAATTGAAGAGCGGTGGTAAAATAATAGATATGGATAGTGGACCTAGTAAAAAAGTGCTTCCGGAAGAACTATATGATACTTTTTTTCCATTCATTGTATCACCATGGAGTCCATCGTATGAAGAAGATTATGGACCTGTGATTTATTTTTTACGTAAATATGACAAAAATACACAACAAGATGAAAAGATAGAATATGTACGATTTGATAAATCGATGATTCCAATCATGGAAGATAATGGTAAAATAACCATGCCAGAGAGAATGGTAGAAAACAGCGGAGGTCGACGAAGGAATAAGAACAAAAAAAAAGGAAGGAAAACAAAAAGACGGATAAGAAAGAAAAGGGGGAAAACACAATCCAAAAAGAAAAAACAGAATATCTAACCTTCTGCCGAAAATCGGCAGAAGGTTAGAGGTCGACCTCTACCTGGAAAAATGCAAAGCATTTTTCCAGGTCCATCTCCTGAATGGTTAGAACTAACCATTCAGGAGATTAGAGGTTA